CTAAATACTATTATGGGAAAAAAATTTGACGCAATTTATGAAACTGTTATTTCCAGAAGTGAAATTGGAGGTTATCTTCCAGGCGACTGTGTGAAATTTCGCACTGGTTATAAGAACACGGAAACCTACAAGCATATGCCATCTACTCTTCAAAAAGAAGTTGATGAATTGGATAAATGTGGATTGAATATTAAAGTTGTTCAAGTAGGGGATAAACAATCGGGATTTTCTACGGGTAATCAATTCAAACCAGCAGGTTGTGTGGTGTTGACTATCGCCGCTGATCACGGTGGTGGAAGAACTTATGGTAGAGTTACTGTAACCACTGATATGGTTGATATCAGCGATGGTGTTCTAGTTCCTGATAAATTCAAGAAAAAAGATGTAGTCATTATCAAACCTATGAAATTGGAAGTTGATCCAAATCTTATTACCAATGTAACTGATAAAGGTAATGGTAAGAATACTCCAACGAACCTTAAATTGGCGGGAGAATCCAAGTCTTGGGAAGATACCAAGGAATTGGCTATGATCTATGAAAATATGACACCTTCCCATCTAAGGACTGATGAAAAAGCGGCACAATTAATTTTTGATAAAATTATGGGTACTCCAAATCTCACAATTCCTACAATCAAAGCTTATGTTAAGCGATATTTACCAATGGTTGGCAAAGGTGAATCGGACATAGATTTTTTAACTGCTAATGTTTATGACATGTTGTCAGAAAAAGGACTTCTGTAATAATATGAATAAACAACAAGAAAATTCGAGAGATTGGGAATCTGCTAAAGAACTTGGAATGCTTTATGAAAGCATGATTAGAGGCGAAGATACCATTGCGGATCGTGATAGGCAAGATATTACACAAGCTTTGACTCAAGCTGGTTTTGATGGAAATGGTAGATTCCCAACTGTTGGTAGAGCTATCAACAAATTAACTGAAGTATTAGATGATTTAGGATACTCTTTAGATCAAGTATACGACGAAAGGATAGCTAAAGCACATTATGGCACACAGGAAAATGGTGGTTTCAAAGGTCAAAATTTATTGTCTTTCCGTAGAAAAAACGAGAGTGAAGACCCCTTTAATGAAGAACCTGAAATTGAAAATAGTAGAATCAGTCTAAACTGGGAAAACTTAGGTGGAACTGGTGAGGATGCAACATTTGAAGTCGTAGCTTACGCATCTTAATTAAATAATAATGTGAAAAAAGAATCAAACAATAATAAATCTTGGGAATCCGTGAATGAATTAGCCATGATCTATGAGGAGACATTGAGAGAAAAATTCGATTTCAAAAAAGCCGATAGAAATAAAAAAGTCTTCGGTGATGACGAAGATGATGAAGAGGAAGAAGATTGCGGAGAAGAAGAAGAACAAGAACAAGAACAAGATGCTTGTTATGAAAAAGTAAAATCTCGATATAATAAAGCATGGCCTAGTGCATATGCCTCTGGAGCATTAGTTAAATGTAGGAAAGTAGGAGCAAAAAATTGGGGGAATAGTAAAAAATAATGGAACAGATGTCCCAAAGAGAATTACTGGAAAATTTACGTGATTGGTTTGCTCCTCATGTAGATAAGAAAGGTAAGAAATTCAAAGGTTGGATTAACTGTAAAACAGGCGGACCCTGTGGTAGAAAAGATACATCAAAAGGTTCTTACCCTGCATGTAGAGCTACAAAGGCAGACTGTAAAAAAATAAAAGGCAAGATGTATAAAAAGAAAAGCTCCAAAAGAGTTAATTGGAAAAAATAATCACCACTTTCACTAAATAATAATATGGCTAGATATAATAATGAAGATCAAATTAATTTGGAAGAAATCTTAGAAGAAGGGTTCTTGGATCGCTTCAAAGCCCGTGGTGCGCAAGTACTTGGAGCAGTTAAAGGTGCAGGTCAGCAAATAAAAGGTGGCGCACAACAAATGGCTGGTGACGTGGTTCAAAAAGCTGGTAATTTAGCAGCTAAAGGAATTCAAGCAGTGGGTGGTCAAATCGATCCATCTCAGAACAAATTGACTCAGGCTGGACAAGGAATGCAACAAGCAGGACAACAAAATGTTCAAGCTGGATCAATAAAAGGTGAAGTGGCTAAAATTGATTCGTATAAAAATAGCGCAACGAAAAATGTCCAAAAATTGGTTGCCGACATTCAAAACGATTTAACCAAATTGGGTGTTCAAATTGACACCAAAAAAATGCAATCTTTTTCTAAGTCTATGACAACCAGTCTTATGAAAGCTTTGGATATTTTCAAAGGACAAGTGGGACAAACAACTGGAGCAACTCCTCCACCACTTCCACAACAGCAAGCTCCAGCCCAAGGTGGAAACGATCCATACAGCAGAATGAGAGCTAGATCCGCTGCCCCAGAAGCAGAAGAAGATTATTATTGATATAATTCTTCCAACTGTAATAGACAAGCAATACAACATATCTCCCTGTCAGCAACAGACATCATTTTGAACAAGCTATCCGCAATAATTAGGATAGCTTGTTTTTTTATAGTGTCATCAATTTGTAGATCATAAAAATGATTCAACAAATCTTTCAAAAGAGCTTCATGATCAGAATCAAATAATTCTTCGTTCTCAATAAGAAACTTTCTTGTTTCCAGTGTTTTACCCGATTTTAGATTATTATAGATTAATTCTAATGTCTCATTAGTATCCTTCTTCGATTCAATAGTGAGAACACCAGAATTGGAGAACTTCTCCAACTCGTTGATACATTTCCTGATATCAGGAAAATGGCTTTTGATCAATGCTACCAGATTCTTTTTCTGATCGTCAGGAATCTCCACATTCTCTTTTCTAAGAATATCCACACAACGACGAGTGACATCTTTCAGGGATGTATGAAGAGTGAGACTCTGACAACGAGACTGTAGAGCAGGGATGATACGGTGTTTGTAATTACCAGTGAGGATGAATCGTGTGGTAGATGAGTAAGACTCCATCACGTTCCTCAAAATAGCCATGGAACTCTTGGAGAGATAATCTGCTTCGTCCAGTATAACGATCTTTAAACCACCGTCAAAGCTCATGGTCTGAGCAAATCCGATAACCTTCTCTCGAATCGTATCTACGCCGTTTTCATCAGAGGCATTAATATATAAATAATCACACTTGAGAATATCTTTAGCTATGATTTTAGCTAAAGTGGTTTTACCTGTTCCACATATTCCAGTGAGTAGTAGATTTGGAATGTCTTTGCCGAAATTCTGGATGATTGCTCTTGTCTTTTCGTCCACCATCAGATCATCTAGAGTCTGAGGTCTGTAGCGTTCTATCCATAAATCATCATTCATATATCAATACCAATAGCATGGTTTGATCGTTTGTCAATAGTTCGGACAAGATTTGCACAATCCAATAGACTATCATGATCACCAATGTCGAACCAAAAACCATCCAGTTTCTCAACATTGACACCTTCTTTCTCATTCATCAAGCGAATGAGATCAACGATTTCCAGTTCTCCTCTTGCTGATGGTGTGACCTTTTTAGCCATTTCAACCACTTCATTGGAAAATACATAAAGACCGATCACAGCATCTTCTGAAATAAATTCTTTAGGTTTCTCCACGATTCGTTTGATCCAACGATTTTCATGGGTTTCCACCACTCCATATGCTGATGGGTCTTTTACTTTGTAAGTGTAGATCGTATTTGATTGGGGATGAATCGGTGAGTTGCCAATGATAATATTATCACCAAGAATCAAACAGATTTCATCTGCATCTTTAATAAATTCTTCCCCAACAATAAAAGCATCAACAAGACCACGAGGTTTATCCTGAATTGCATAAGTCAAATTCAGACCGAATTTACTACCATCTCCCAACAAAATCTTAAATTGTTTTTGTTGTTCCTCATCAGCATTGATAATAAGGATATCTTGATAACCCATCTCCTTCAGTGTTTGAAGGGGGTAGGCAATTGCAGGTTTGCGGTAAATTGGTAGGAGTTGCTTACTAATAACCTTCGTGATCGGATATAATCTTGTGGCTTTTCCTCCAGCTAAAATTAAGGCTCGTTTAGTCATAAATTTTATATAGTTCGTCTTTGGAGATTTCTTGTTGTTTCTTCAATCTTTCCTTTTGATCAGCTACGATTCGTTCACAACATTCAATGATTGCTTGCTTCTCAGTTCTGATTGGAAAGATTTGTTGTAATTTTCTGGTATCTAATACACAATTGGAACGATTTGCATGTGCTTTCAATTGTGACCTATCTACCAATTTCCAATAAGAATTGTGCATACCATATGATTTCAGAATCTTACAAATCTCCTCGGTTTTCAATGGTTCGGGATTGGTGATATTGTAAGTTTCTCTACGAACCCAATAAGTATCATTATCTACAGTGCTAACGAGGCATTGCACAAAATCACAAAGATCAGGAATGTATGTCTTGGAATTTACAAGATTCAATAAATCATTATAATTTTTAATTTTGGTGAGATAATTTCTATATGAATTATCTTGACCAAATGGCATTCTAATTCTCAAAACAATACCTTTCAAATCTTTTGCAAGATTTTCGTAAGCATGTTTGGATTTGGAATAAAATGAGCTATAATTCTGAAACAATCCAAAATTGGGTGTATCTTTTTCCGACCACTCCTTATCATATCCATCATAAAGACAACCAGTGGAAACGTGGATATAGTAGATTCCCAATGAATCACATGCTCTATTAATTTCCAAAGGAACAGTGGTGTTCAATTTCCAACATTCTTCTTTTTCCAATTCTGCTTGATCCACATTAGGTTTACCAGTAAATCCTGAACAATTTATTACCGTTTTAATATCATTATTGAGAATGAATTTCTTCAATACTGACATGTCATGGTAATCTAGATCGTTTCTTGATTTAATTTGGATGTCAAATGATTTAGATTGTAAATGGTTAAAAAGGTAATTACCTATGTAACCTTTTCCTAAAATTAAAATATTATTACTCTGGTTCATATTCGTCTTCAATAAATTCTCTGATATTGACAAGACTACAAGTATCATTCTCCTGAATAAAGTCAAGAACACCCACGCAAAAATCTTCAGCCATTAATGAAATTTCAGCATCATCAATCGAATCAAGAAAATCTTGAAAATCATTAATAGATTTGATGATTTTCTCTTCGTGAGTTTCCAATTTTTTAATTATTGTGTTTTTCTTCATATTAATTATCAAAAAATGTTACGTCAATATCAAAAGATTTTTCTTCACCATCAATAACCACTTTTGTTTGTAATCTATCGATTTCTTTAATTTTATCAATAAATTTGGCAATTTCTTGGTTAATTGATAACGGTAAGTTCTCAATGACTGAGATTCTATCCTTGATAGACAATTCCGAAAAATTCAAAGAGTTGTCTCCAAATTTTACATTTTTAACAAATTTGACAATTTCAAATGTAAAGAGATTACTCAGATTCTTCCCAACATCTTTCTCACCATCTTTTTTCAGAATATCAATTGCATAATTGATAATTTTGTTTTCTTCAACTAATGTGGGGGTGTCCAATTCTACCGTCACTGCTCCTTCAACAACATGTTGAAGGGGAGTATCGATTTTATCCATAATTTTAATGTTTTTAATGTCAATTTCTCCTTCAGAGGTTTTAACAATATGCCCCAAGCTCTCAGTTCTCAATTTTAAAATAACAGGAATCTTATCAACCACCAACCAATCATTCAATTCTGTATTTTCCATGATGATATCATTCAAAATCTTTTGAAATTTTAAAACACCCACAGTTCCTTCGGTGAAGGTTGAAATGATATTTTTTTGTTGTTTGAATGATAGGGGGACACAATCAAATTTTTCCCCCGTGGAGATACGATTTGCTTTAAATTTAGTATTTTTTAAATCTTGAATACTATCCAAGAAGTTCTTAACATTGTTTTCCATGAGTGTATTTATGTTGGTAACTTATTTGTCAATACAAATTCGCAGAATTATCAACATTACTTCCATCGCCTTTCATTTTATCAATATAATATTCCATATCCATGATAGTAGAATCCATCAAAATTCTCCCATCAATTTTTTTCGATAAGTGATAAATAATGTCGCGAAAATAATCCATGTCGTATGAGAAGAACAATCCCTTAATCATTTCATAAGGCAAGGATGTCAAAAAGTTGATTTCCATATTATCCAATGTGGAATTTTGTAAAATGATTTTTTTATCGTTCGTGTTTATCAAAAATTGAATCATTTTATTATAGAAATCTGCTGGTAATTTTTCCAACATTTTATCTTTAACTTCTTCTGACAATTCTGAAAAATCGATAATAAAATTGCCATATTCTATTTTTCTTATGAAATCAAACACAGAAAGAATATTCAATTCTTTTACGAATTTACTTGGAATGTCGATCAATACTTTCATATTTGAATATTCAAACCAAGTAGGCTGATTGACAAAGCTATTCAATTCTTTCAATATATAATCCAATGATATTTTTAGATTTTTTTCTTTTATTCTAAAATTAATAGTATATGAAATGTTTTTTTCCCAATTTTTTAATATATTGGTAAATTTCTCATAAACATTGTCACCTTTAAAATTGTTCAAATAATTGATGAAAAATTCTTCATCTTCTTCCAAACATTTTTTGATATCACTAATTGTTATTCTCATCAATATGCAATTTGCTCGTAATTCTGACACGCGAATGTTACACTTTTTATCACAAATTCAGTATTTTGGTAGTCTAGCGTGAATCCCTCGATAGCTGTTGGAAATACTTTTCTGAAAATATAACCTTTTCTCAGTTCCCCGTTGTTTGTGTATTGTTTAACTGTGATATCAGCTTTAAGATTAGATCCCGATTCAATCAATCCTTTTATTGACAAAGCTATAATCCATGGTCTAAAATATTCGTGTTCC